TAGTCACACTACTGACTAACGGGTTAGTAACGGTAATGAGAATGATTCTCAATTGGCATGAGTGAGGGATGATGTAGGACCTTATACGTTATACCTATCATGTAACTATCAAGCTATCTATCAACTAACTATCCATTAGTCTCGCTATACAGTCACTACCTAAAGGCTGTTACAAACTGTTACACTTAAAGGTCAACAAAGCATTGACATGGTGCGTTATGTCTGTATACTTCATACCATGCCAACGCATTGCGCAGCAATCGTGCTCAAGCAATAGTGCAAGGCAGTCAACAAGGAAATATCATGACAATCGAGCGTACATTCCAAGGTGCATATAAGATCAGTGCAATCGTTAACGGGTATCTGGTAACTAAGCAATACATGGGATACACTAAGCGAGAAGCAATCCAAGCGTTCAAAGAGTTTACAAAGTAAGGGTTTATCCCTACTAAATAGTTCTTGACAATCCCTCAAACAAGCATACAATCAACACATCAACCAACTGAAAACAAACAATGTCTAATCACAACTACATCCCACCAGTCGAACCAGCAGAGTCCAGCGTAGCGTACAAACTCGAAGCAATGGTTATAGCTGTCTCATGTATCGCTTGCTTCGCCTTTGTTGGTGTCTTGCTGGCTTGGAGGGGTTAATATCATGAACTATGACAAACTCTTAGAGCAAGCTCACGCACTGGCATTGAAGGCCAAACCTTGGATTCTCAAACATGAAGGCAAAACATACACTGCCGTGTACTCTATGAGTCAATCAGTTTATGAAGTCTTTGAAGATGGGTTGTTCTTCATGAACATCAACATGAAGTCACCAACAAAGGCAAAGCAGTTCTTACAACATTACATGGAGAATTGAAATGAATTATGAAGATTTTAAAAAGCATTTAAATGCTTCAGAGCCTTTGGATGAAGTTACAAAAGGACTCTTGTCAGCGTTTGAATTAGGGTATTCACAAGGGCTCAAAGAAAAGCCTTATCCTTATGGTGTACTATTTGCAGTTGAACAAGCAATTGAAAATGACGATTGTCCTATGGGGATAGAGATTGCCTTTGATGCTTATGAGGAAGAACGAAAAAGAAAGTGACCCTGTACCGTGTAGGGTTTTGTCTTAATGATAGAATCCTATGCAGTGCACTGTAACGCACTAAATCCCGTCTGTGATGTACAGGCACACTTCAAAGGTAAATTATCATGATCGCAATTCACACTAAATACATCCCTTGTACTAACACTCGGGGTTCACGCATCAAAGCCTACACCACAGGCTACGGTGATATCAAAGGCTTCACCGCTACTATCAGCTATCCACATGAACTGTCGGGCCACTTGTGCCACTTTGAGGCTGTCAAAGCCTTGGTATCTAAGAACAAGCTGGACTGGACACTCGAAGGCATGCGCTACGGCAATTCTGCCGATGGTAAGGGCTTCTCGTTCTGCTTTGATGCTTCAAAGGTGTAACCATGCCACGCTACGAAGTCCAATTCAAATCAAGCGGTATTGTGGCCTTTAGCGCCACTGAGCGAGCTATCTGTCAGCACTGGTTCGAATGCAACAACTACGGGCCAGATGTGGCCTATACAGACCCTGAGACAGGCGAGATTGTCCCTGATCGATGGGTAAGAGGTGAAGATCTGGGTTTGTTTGTCGTTAAACGTGTCAATAAAGGGGTTTAATCATGGAAGTTCTGTTTCACTTGTGCCTGATAGGGCTGTTCTGTTTCTTTGGTGGTTGGATGGGCTTTATCGCCTACCTGCTGTTGATGCTGTTGATGAAGTGAGGGTTTAATCATGTACGATGTTAACGAAGGTAAATACCTTGTGTGGTTCTTGGTCTGTGCTGGTCTCTTGAACTACTTTGTCAATACTGAAGCTGCTTTGATCTTCATGGCTGTGTGCATCTTGTTCTCGAAAGGTTAACCATGTCTTGGCCATTCCCTGCCTTCCCTAATCCATTGGATCAAGGTACTAAAGTGCCTCGGTTTAATCCTGCTAACCATGATGATGCACCATTTTAGTGCATAAAGGTGATAAATATGACCAAGATTAAACAATTCACCTACACTCTGAGAGGCTGTGAGTGGTATGGACTCTGTGAGGTGCAGTCTATTGAGGCTTTGCCCTTGATCGTTCGCTGCACTGATCTGTATCTTGAAGGATACAGAGATGATAACCCTCCTGACATGAGGGACATTGTAGACTATCAGATCATTCTGGACATTGAAGACATGGTTAGATTGGAGCATGAGAATGTTTAAGGTCAATCATTGGACAGTCTTAGGACTGGTGTTTGTAGCTTACTTAATTGCGGGGTACTATGATTCGTTGGCTTATTGAACTACTGTTGCCTACAAAAAAGCTCTATTGAGCTATTTGTAAGCTTCTTGTAAGAAAAATCTGTTAAAATATAGGTTTTAATACAAAGGAGATGCAAATTATGGCAACAAAACGCAACCAAAAGAGGGAACTCTTAATGAAACTACATGGACACAAGTACAAACGACACTTCACACAAGAGGGTTACTACTGTTTTTACTGTTCTGACCCTGCTGATACACTGGATCATGTGCCACCATTGTCTGCAATGGAGGTATTGAACAAAGAGAAGCGGAAAAAGGAGCAGATTCCAGCCGTTTTAGTGCCTTGTTGCAAGGAATGTAACTCCGCACTAGGTTCAAGGCAGCTATGGACTGTTTTCGACCGTCTAATGTACCTTGAAAGCTACTATGATGCCTACTTCAAGCGACAGAAGATGCTGTGGTCTGAAGAAGAGATTGAAGAGTTGGGTTATTCATTGAGGGAGTCTGTAAGACACCGACAGGATAAGCTTGACAGGTATCGTGACAAGATTCGAGCCATTCAGGTGAGGCAGCTCAAACCAGAGACCTATCCTGACTACTATGATGACGATTTAATTGATGATGAGGAGTACAAACCATGAAGTGTATTTGCTGTGACCGTAACCTGAAAGACCATGAAGCAGTCCGTAGACACGCGATAACCAACGAATTCTTAGACATTTGTGATGTCTGTTTGAAGGATATTCCCGGTCTGCCTACCAAAGCAGGACAAGGAGTAGACACTGTGAGTGATCCCTTTGAAGATAGCGAAGACGCTGTTGAGGTAGAGTCTGTTACAAAGTGTTACAACTTAGATGAAGACGATCATTGACAGTTGACCAATGAGTGATACAATTACTATATAGACCTAAGACATTTCATAGATGTTAACCTACTAACAGTTACTTAGTAAGTTATACATTGTATGTCTTTAACTATGTAGTCCTTTAAAGTCTTTATAAGGTGGATGATATGTCTATTGACATGATGGATTTTGATGAGGAATGTGGACAGGATGATGTCTTACAGTTTGAATGCTGGTATCATTCCGTTATGGATGATGTCGCTAGTCTTATACGTGCCAATGGCTACGATAAGGTGATGTATGACATACAGTGTGCAGTTGACAGGATGGAGAACAATGTATGATTGTCTCTCTGTTTATTGGTGTCTTAACTCTTGTCAAGGTGGTGCTTAAATGAGCAATAATAACCCTTTTAGTTTGGTCGTAAACGTAGAGAATGCTAGGTGTGTCGTTGAGTTTGATGTCATTGGTGACAGTGAAATCAACTATGAGACATGGGAAGTGTTCTTTAACAAGCGCTTTAAAGGTGACTTAAAGCAGGTTTTACCGCCTGAAACATGGGTACAGGTCAATGACTTGATCCATGACAAGACTTGGGAAGCCATTGACGACCAGATCAAGGAACAATGGAAGGATGTAGAGGAACAGCAGAGGGCATATGACGAAAGTTACTAGCAAGTTCCTTCGTCACATAGCCTGTGAGCACTGTGGAAGCACTGATGCTAACAGCCTGTATGACGATGGGCATACATACTGCTTTGCCTGTAACACGATAGAGCATGAGCATGAGAGCGAAGATAGACATGTAACACGTTATAACATGGCACGAAAGATCGTGACACAAATGGAAATCAAAGGTATTTGTAAATCAATCCCTGATCGAGGAATCAGTCAGGCAACCTGTGAGAAATACGGAGTAACGACCGATGGAGACAAGCACTTTTATCCTTACACTGACTCAGACGGAGTTAGAGTGGCTGTTAAACAGCGCAGTGTTCCTACAAAGCAATTCTCCATCACAGGAGACTTCAAAGGAGCAACTCTATTCGGTCAGTCTATCTTTCACGCCGGAGGAAAAGCTATCACCATCACAGAAGGCGAGCTTGACGCTCTCGCAGCTTTCCAGATGCAAGGGTCTCTTTACCCTACAGTGAGCATCCGTAACGGTGCTAACGCTGCTCTGAAGGACTGTAAGGCCCAGTATGAGTGGATCAACAGCTTCGACTCCGTGGTTATCTGCTTCGATGGTGATGAACCGGGAAAGAAGGCAGCTAAGGAAGTGGCTGAACTGTTCGGTAACAAAGCCAAGATCATGCAGTACAAGGATGGCTATAAGGATGCTTGTGAGTACCTGATTGCAGGGGCGACTAAGGAGTTCGTTAATGCGTGGTGGAAAGCGAGTCCTTACGTGCCTGACGGTATTGTTAATGCTGCTGATCTCTGGGAGGAAATCTCCAAGCCAGAGCCGATTGCAGAGGCACAGTACCCTTGGAAGGGCTTGAATAAGCTCTTGTATGGTATCCGGCCAGCAGAGCTAATTACCGTTACTGCCGGAAGCGGATTGGGTAAGAGTCAATTCTTGCGTGAGATACTGTATAATCTGTTGAAGACAACAAGCTGGAACATTGGTGGATTGTTCCTTGAAGAATCTACTCGTAAGACAGCCCGTAGTATCATGTCATTGCACGCTAACAAGCTGTTGCATTTGCCTGATACGCCTACAACTGAACAGGAATTGAAGGAGGCGTTTGATGCTACATTGGGAACAAATAGGATCTTTCTGTTCGATCACTTTGGGTCTACTGACATTGACAACATTGCTAATAGAATCCGTTATATGGCAAAAGCGTGCGATTGTCGTGTTATATTTCTTGATCATATTTCAATTGCTATCTCAGGTTCTGATTTGGGTGACGAGCGTAAAGTAATTGACAACATGATGACGAAGCTACGCACACTGGTGCAAGAGCTGAACATTACTTTGATCTGTGTGAGCCACCTTAAACGTCCTCAGGGCAACCAAGGTCACGAGGACGGCGGTAGTGTGTCTTTGTCTCAGTTGCGAGGCTCAGGGGCTATTGCACAGTTGAGTGATGCAGTGATTACCTTGGAGCGTAACAGCATGGCTGAGAACGAGGATGAACGTCACTTGACCAAGATTGCAGTGGCTAAGAATCGGTACAACGGGGAAACTGGCCCTGCTTGTAAGTTACAATATAACGGCTATACAGGACGTATGGTAGAAGTTGAAGAGGAAACACTATGAAATATGATGAAATTTTAGACCAGCTAAATAAGTTAACAGCACAGGTTAAAGACTTGATTGAAGCCGATGTCTTTGATGATGGTGAGCTAACAAAAGAAAGGGTAGAAACAATAGATGATGAAAATTATTTCTTGTACGCTCATCAAGGATACGGCTCTAATGTTGACTTGTTGTGTAAAGTCCTAGATAGCGGAAATGGATATATCTTTCATTTCCCTTCTTATTCTTCAGCAGAGCAAGAAAATTATATTTGTATGGATTATGCGGAAGCTGACTATGTTTTGAAGCTTCTTACGTATATTCGTAAAAAGGAACAGAAATGACAGCATGGCATGGCGGTAAAGGCTCATCTAGCCGCCCTAAACAAGTGAGTGATGAGGACTATGCAAACCGATGGGATGCTATCTTCGGACGGGATAAGGCTAAGAAGGAAGAACCTATTGGTAAGGCATTGGAAGAGGAACCTTTGAAGGATGAAGATCATGACTGATGATGAAAAACTTAAAGAAGCTGTTAAAGAGTTCTTTAATAAGTACCTCAATCGTGTAGAAGAAAGCGATAGTGGCTATCTCTTCCATCCTATCGGTGTTAGTTGCTGTCGTGTTATGATGCTGGAGCCTCTTGGAAAGCTTCTTGAGACTATGCGAGAGCTGTCAGGAGCTGATAAAGATACGTTGAAAGATATGCAATGACACTGGAACATTTGATCGTAGGAGCCACCGGAGTAGGATACCTGATCGTAGGTGTGCTACAATGGACAAAGGGAGAAATCTCTAACGGGATGATCTGGACGGGTTACGCATTCGCTCAGGTGGGATTGTGGCTAAACTTAAAGTAAGGAAAGATATGAGTGACATAACGATGTGTAACGACTACTCCTGTCCTGACTTTGATAGGTGCTACCGAGCACAGGCAAAGCCTAACCCGTATCGTCAGAGTTACTTCATTGAGTCCCCCCGAAAGATGGATGGTTGTGACTATCTATCTCCTTTAACCACAGACGAAGAACTGTATGCGAATCGTTCTAGACATCGAGACAAACCTAGCACATGATAAGATTCATGTTGTTGTAACTAAAGACATTGACACTGGAGAAGTAAAGTTATGGAAAGCAGCCGACAACCTGCGGGAGTATTTAAAGGACGTGTCGTTGATAGTCATGCACAACGGCATAAGTTTCGATGCACCAGTATTGAATCGCTTATGGAAGACGAAGATTCGTTTGAATCAAGTGTACGATACGTTGATAGTAAGCAGGCTTCTCGATCCCTCACGAGAGAACGGACACAGCCTCGAAGCATGGGGACAGACGTTAGGGTTTCACAAGATTGACTACTCTGCTGTATGGCAGTGGATGATGGACAGAAAGGAAGCGTATGCCGGAGAGTCTTTTGACAGCCCTATTGATAGTCTTCTTGAGCATTACTGCATTAGGGACGTTGAAGTTACTGCTAAGCTGTATCATCGGCTTAACAGTGATGTGGCTGAGAAACAGTTTAGCCAAGAGAGTATCGACCTCGAGCACCAAGTAGCAGCTATCATTGCTCAACAAGAAAGGAATGGGTTTAAACTTGATCAAATCTACGCAACCTGCCTACTTACTGACATCAAGTCAAGAATGGCTGAAATATATGAGCGAATGCAACAAAGATGGCCTCCTGTCACTGTTGAGCGATACTCTGACAAAACAGGAAAGCGACTCAAGGACAGCGTGGTTACTTTCAACCCCGGAAGTAGACAACAGATCGGAGAACGACTGAAAGAACTTGGGTGGAAACCTAAGGAGTTTACCGAGACAGGTCAGCCTAAGGTGGACGAGACTATCTTGGCTAACATCAAGATTCCAGAGGCTCAGACCATTGCTGAGTATCTGATGCTACAGAAACGTATCAGCCAGATCGAGTCTTGGATGGAAGCTGTAGGCAAGGACGGACGAGTACATGGTAAGGTAATCACCAACGGCGCTGTGACAGGTCGTATGACCCATAGCAGCCCTAACATGGCTCAGATCCCTAATGCAGGTAGCATCTATGGCCCTGAGTGTAGGGAATGCTGGACTGTTGAAGAAGGTAATGTGTTGGTAGGTTGCGATGCTTCAGGGTTGGAGCTTCGTATGTTGGCTCACTATATGAAGGATGAAGATTATGTCAGAACAGTCACTGAAGGAAGTAGCAAAGATGGGACAGATGTGCATACAGTTAATCAACGAGCAGCAGGACTTGCTACGAGAGATGCAGCAAAAACTTTCATCTATGCATTCCTATATGGAGCTGGAGACGCTAAAATCGGAACTATTGTTGGAGGCTCTGCAAAAGATGGAGGAAAGCTCAAAGCCAAGTTCCTCTCCCAAACACCAGCCCTCGCAAAGCTCATTGAAAGAGTCGGAAAGCAAGCGGCGAAGGGTTGGGTCCCGGGACTTGATGGGAGACTTATTTGGGTTCGATCAGAGCACGCTGCCCTCAATTCGTTACTCCAAGGTGCAGGGGCAATAGTGATGAAGAAGGCTTTGGTCTTGTTTAACGATAAGATCAAAGCTAACAAGTGGCCTGTGAAGCTAGTCGCTAATGTCCACGATGAATTTCAATTCGAGTGTCCTCAAAGTATCGCTGAAGATGCTGGAAAGGCTGCTAGAATGTCAATCATTGAGGCAGGAGTGTGCTACAATCTACGTTGTCCACTGGACGGGGAGTACAAGATTGGAAGAAATTGGAGAGAAACTCATTGATGAAAGGAAGATATGGCTGGTTTTAAAACTAAACTAACACCCGAGGAAAAAGAACAGATTCTTCAGTGGGGGCGGGAGAATGTAAGGATTATTGAAATTACTAACCGCCTTGATGGTAAAATAAGCAAACAACGTGTTGAACAAATTCTAAAGAAACATGGTCTCAATCCAGCTAAAGTGATTCGAGAGAAGAAGATTGAACACTGGAATGAAAAGATGTCAGCTAAATGGGGAGTTGACTACTTAGAGCCTGCTTCGCGTAGAGATGTTCGGTATCAGAGAATGCGTGAAAAGTTTCGACAGAAAAAAGCTAATACATACAGACATGAATTTACTATTGAGTTTAACGATCTAGAATTTCCAACACATTGTCCTATGTTAGGAATTGAGCTGGACTATTTCGCTGAACGAACACAGGAAAATTCTGTATCGTTTGATCGAATTGATAGCTCTAAAGGATACATTAAAGGAAATGTAATCATCTGTTCATGGCGCGGCAACAGGATCAAGAACGATGGTACTGCTGAGGAACACAGAAAAATTTATGAATATTTGTCGAAGTTCGTTGACACAGATTCATAAAGTGTGATAAGATAGATATATGGGCCTATGGTGAAATCGGTAGACACAGGAGACTTAAAATCTCCCGCTGCAAAGCGTACCTGTTCGAGTCAGGTTAGGCCCACCACGTAATCAGCTTGATCTGACACACCAACTGGGATTCTGGAAGGTAAGGTTCGGTGCGCTAGGCTCATAGCTTAGAAAGCAGCAAGAACGGCAGTGTCCCTGTAGTATAGTAAGCAGGAACTTTCATAAA